CCCAGTGCAGAAAGGCTGATATCCATTTCATCAGCAATTCTCTGCATTGTGAGGTCAAGACTCTTTTTCTTTGCTTCGTAGATGCTTTTCAGTCTCTCAGCATCAGCAATTTGTTCTGAAGTTAATTTTTTCTTCTGCATCCAGTCATTTTACACCATTGGTACATTTGTTTAATGCATTTTAGGTGTTGTAATATTTGCACTAAAAATGTAGTCTTTCGAATGGAGGACCTATGAAAAAAACAGCGCTAAAAGATCTGGTGAGTAAACATGGTGAACTTAGTCGGGTTGCCAGAGGATTGAATATCCAGCCATCGGCAGTACAGAAGGCGGTTAACTCTGGCCGAGATATCACCATTATCGAATACAAGAACGGGAAAATGGTCGGGTCAGAAGCTCGTCCTTTTCCATTTAAATCCCGCTGACCACGGGCATTTCAACCTTAAACAAATACACGAGATAACCATGACCAAATCCATCCTTGAACGTCTGCCGCAACGTCGTAATCGCGGTGTCACCCCGGATGACATGCGCACCGAAGACATGCGCTGTCGTGTTACTCCGGCTCGTCGGGTTGCTGTAGATGCCGTGGCCCGTAAATGCCGGGATCATGGCGTTTCCCATAAATCCGATGTAATGAACCTAGCGCTGGAGAATCTGGTTTATCAGATGACCAGTTGCGATCCGGAGCTTGCCGAAGAAATCCGCCGCGCGCTTAAAGCCGAGGCACTTCCAACCGATCACTCATGGCTTGCTGGTGGAGAAGATGAATAACAATGCCCGTTCTCTCGAAATTGCCCGTCAGGTTCTTATCCGACAGGCCCGTGCTGCTGGTGGAGAACCAGCGGTTCAGGCGCTGCTTGATCGCCTGACTGCAAGCTATTCGCTTATCCGGAACAACGGTAGCGATAAAAAACACTAAGCGTGCCGGGCTTTCACCGGCACCGTGCTGCGACCAACAGCACTCGGTTAGCAATTGAATGGTAACTCTGTCCCTGTCTGCGAGAAGGGACAGTAGGGCGAACTATGAGCCGAATATTCGATATTGTTCAGTCACTGACTGGGCAGAAAAACAATCTGGTTGTCCCCAGACAGTTTCTGCGCTTCTTTGCCGGAGACCAGCAGGCATATCAGCTTGCGGCAATTCTGAACCAGATCATCTTCTGGTCCGGGCATTCAACCCGTGACGACGGCTGGTTTTATAAGACCCATGAAGAACTGGGAGAGGAGGTCGAACTCAGCTCCGATCAGGTTCGTCGTGTCGTCGATAAGCTATCAAAGGCCTACCTGGCCGGTATCCTCAGTACGGCGAACAAGCGTACGGCCAACGGCGATAAGGTCAAACATTATCACCTTGATGGTGACGCTCTTATCGAAAAACTGTTCCCGGCAACACCATGTCCGAAGGAGAAAAAAGAACCTGATTCGCCAGACGGGAATGGCGAAGTCGCCGAACCGGAACCGCATAACCGCCAGTCCGGAACGGCGGAAGCGCCGCTCCCTGGGTCTGGCGAAGTCGCCGTTCCTATTCTCTATACAGATCAATACACAGATCTAAACATACAGATCTTAAATTATCGTCCTCGCACAATTTCTGAGCAGACGAAGCGATTTCTTGAACGCCATCCAGATGCGGTCGACGGGGTCTATACCGCCGGTGGACGCTCATGGGGCAATCAGGATGATGTGGTCGCTGCGGCGTATGTGTTTAAGCGCGCGCTCAACATCAACGCTTCCCTTGGCGAACCAAACTGGATTGAGTGGGCAAACGACATTCGCCTGCTTCGCAATGCCAGAAACGTCACACACAAACAGGTCTGCGAGGTGTTCCGCTGGGCCAACAAACATCATTTCTGGAGCACCAACATCCTCAGCCCGTCCGGGCTACGTCGCAAATGGGACAATCTTGTTGCACAGATGGGATGCCGGTCAGCTGGCGCCGGTTCCGGCGGCCTCGACTGGGATAACACTGACTGGGCTGAAGGAGTGCTGGGATGAAAGACCTGATGCAGGCAATACAGAACCATGACGGCAGGGCGCTCAGCCGACTGGCCAGTGGCGCGCCTCAGCACACCCAGCGTGAAGAGCAGGCCGCTCTGGTATTCAACGACCTGTTTCGCCAGTTGCGCGCCACTTTTCCGGCACTCAGCACACACGTCAAAACCCAGGATGACCTCGACGAATTTCGTCGAACCTGGATGCTGGCATTTGCCGAGAACGGGATCACCACCATGACACAGGTGAACGCCGGAATGCAGATTGCCCGCCAGCAGGAAACGCCGTGGATCCCGTCGCCGGGTCAGTTTGTTGCCTGGTGCAGGGAAGGGAGTCTGCGAATAGTCGGTCTGCCTTCTGACGAAGAACTGGTTGAGATTGTCCGGGACTACTGTCGGCAGCGTGGGTATTTGTCCTCTCCGGAGGCGTATGACTGGCAGCATCCGGCGCACTACTGGATGGTTACTGCGCTGTATGGCGGTATGCGCGCCAGCAACTGGACGGAAAGAGAATTGCTGGAAGCTGCGCGGCGTGAACTTACTGCCATGGCCGAGAAAATGAGCTGTGGAGAACCGATCCCCAAGCCGATTCTGGTACTCACTAAAAAACCGCGTCCGGTATTGTCGCGTGAAGAGGGGTTAAAACGCATTACAGAGATTCGCAATAAGTTCGGCCTGACCAGACGAACGAAGTAACACGAGAAACCGCGCCTGACCAGCGCACTTAAACCAATAAAACATGAGGTTAGCAATGTTTAATCTGAAGAATCTGCGGTTATACCGCTTAAGCCGTGACGTTAAATTTGATACTGATTCGTTGCAGGAAAAACTCCGTGCTATGGCTTTCACACCATGTGGCAGTCAGGACCAGGCGAAAACCGGCTGGGTGCCGCCACTGGGCGACCAGGCAGAGCTTTTGTTCCATGCCTGTAACGGTCATCTCCTGCTGGTGCGCCGTCGTGAAGAAAAACTACTGCCCGCCGAAGTCATCCGCAAAGAACTGGACGCTAAGGTCGAGAAGCTGGAAAGCGAGCAGGGCCGTAACCTCAAAAATACCGAGAAAATGAGCCTTAAGGATGAGGTGCTGCACTCGCTGTTACCGCGCGCTTTTACCCGTTCTGCTGATCTCTGGATCTGGATTGATACAGCCAACGGGTTGATTGCCGTCGACAGCGCGACTGCCAAAAAAGCCGAAGATGCGCTGGCGCTGCTGCGCAAAACACTCGGTAGCCTGCCGGTTGTACCGCTGACCATGGAAACACCGATTGAACTGACTCTGACGGGCTGGCTAAAACTTGGTAAAGCGCCATTCACGTTTGGGCTGGGAGAGTCCGCCGTTCTGCAGGCGGTGCTGGAAGACGGTGGGAAGGTCGCCTGCAAAAAACAGGACCTGAGCTGCGACGAGATTGCCGGGCACCTGTCTGCCGGAAAATTGGTCACACGTCTTGAACTGGACTGGCACGAGCAAATCCATTTCACTCTTTCGGATGACTTCGGCCTGACAGGTATCAAATATGCAGACCAGCTTCTGGATCAGAATTGTGACCACGAAGATGCTGCTGCACGCTTTGATGCGGACGTAATGCTGTTCACCCATGCCCTGACACGGTTGATTGCCGAACTGATCGAGTGCTTGGGGGGAGAAGTGAAGAAACAGTCCTTTGTCGAATTTGAGAACGAGGGCGAATCCGAAGGAGACTGGCAGGATCCGCTGTTTACCGACGCTGCTCGTTTTGTCCTGGATACCGCACGTCCGACAATATCCGCTATCCAGCGGCAGTTCCGCATTGGCTACAACCGCGCTGCGCGGCTCATTGAGGCGATGGAAGCCAAAGGACTGCTGTCTGCGCCTAAACACGACGGCAGTCGTTCGATCATCGCGGGCGCGGAGGTAATTTGCTGATGGCCTATCAGATTCACACCGGACGCTGTGAAGACGTTCTGAAGACACTGCCAGCTGATTCCGTTGATGCACTGGTTACCGATGCCCCTTATGGGCTGACTGACGACCTGGACAAAAATACCCTGAAAAACGTGCTGCTTCACTGGCTCAATGGCGAAGAGTATGCCCATAAGGGCGGCGGCTTCATGGGCAGGAAATGGGACTGCTTTGTGCCGTCACCGGCGATCTTCGAAGAGGCGCTGCGGGTACTTAAGCCAGGTGCCTGGTGTGCGGTGTTTGCCGGAAGCCGTACGCAGGATCTGATGACGCTTTCACTGCGTCTGGCGGGCTTTGACGTAAAAGACGTTGGCATGTGGCTGTATGGTACCGGCTTCCCTAAATCACTGAATATCGCAAAAGCGATTCGCGCGGCGTTGGGCACTGATGCGCCGGAGTGGGCTGATTTTGGTACCGCGCTGAAGCCAGCATATGAACCATTCATCCTGTGCCGGAAGCCGCTTTCAGGTACGTATGTCCAGAACATCGTGAATTATGGCGTTGGGGCGCTGAATATTGGTGCCAGTCGCATTTCCACTGATGAGTCATTGGCAGGTGGCGCGGGAGCGCTACTGTCCGATGTGCGTGATGGTAGCCTACCTGAAGGAATTGAATGGATTCCGGCTGCTGGTGGGCGATGGCCAGCCAACATCCTGCATGATGGCAGTGACGAAGTGGTGAACCTGTTTCCCGCACAGGCTGGCGCGGCTGCGCCGGTCAAGGGTACGGAACCCTCTGCCGCTGGCGATGGTATGGTTTACGGTCTGCGTGCTCGCGTCAAAACATATTTCCACGGCGACCAGGGAAGTGCCGCTCGTTTTTTCTACTGCGCAAAAGTTTCCAAAAATGAGCGTGATATTGGTATGGAACGCTTTGTGCCAGTCACGGCCAGCGATATGACCAGCGGGCGCAAAGAGGGCAGCGTGGGAATAAACGATCCGCGCGCCGGCGCCGGGCGTACTGCCGGGGCGAAAAATCCGCATCCTACCGTAAAACCCATTTCCCTGATGCAATACGTTTGCCGTCTGGTTACACCGCCCGGCGGCACTATCCTTGATATGTTCATGGGATCAGGTAGTACAGGCTGCGCAGCAGTGGGCTCAGAGTTCGGGTTTATCGGCATCGAGATGAATCCGGATGATTGCGTCACCGCAGCGGCGCGTATTGGTTATGTATATAAACAAATTTCGAATGATGAGGTTGTCTTGTGATTCACTATCATGGCGGCCCGATAACACCGAGTTCATGTGCTATTCGAGCATGGACTGCACGGCATGCTTTTATTTCACACGCGCATATGGAGCAACTGGAGTTAGCTGCGTCAATCTGTCAGTCATTCGCGTTTGATAATGGGGCATTCACGAAGTGGAAAGCGGAAGGGCGTAATCGCCCCAACTGGTTGCCGTATTACGAATGTGTTGAGGAGTGGGGGAACCATCCAGGGTTTGACTTCGCCATTATTCCTGACGTGATAGACGGAGGTGAGGCCGAAAATAATGCGTTATTGCGAGAGTGGCCTTTTGGTTCCTTCGTCGGTGTACCAGTTTGGCATATGAATGAATCAGAAGATCGCTTTATTCGTCTCTGCAACGAATATCCACGCGTAGCGATCGGTAGCTGTGGCGAATATGACGTTCGGAAGCCGAAACTAGCTGTAGCCCGTATGAAGGATATTATCCGGCATGTATTGGACATACATGATCGTCCGGTTTGTAAGCTTCATGGTCTACGTATGTTGAACCCGAAAATTTTCACTGAGTTACCGCTGGCATCGGCTGATAGCACCAATATTGCCCAGAATATCGGGAAAGATGTGAACTGGAAGAATGGTAATTATCCCCCTGCGTCGAAGGAAACTCGAGCCTGGGTAATGGCGGAGCGCATTGAATCTCATAACAGCACCGGCACCCTGCAATACGATCCGATTGCGGATAAATTATGTCCGCAACTGTCCTTGGAGGTTTAGATGCGTGCGCTGCTTAACCCCATCATCATTCGCGAATTGGATCAGGTCATTCTGCGCCCGGGCCGCTCACTGATGGGAATATTCTATGGGCCGGTGGTTATTGCACCGGCCGGCGAGATGGAGGCCAGGCGCAAGCCCGGTTTACTGCTGGAAGAGCAGCCATTGCTGGCAGATCCCGCATATTCATCATTCTGGATGGAGCCTGAAGTGCTGCGCGCAGCTGGTGGTACGATTCAGAACTGGATTGAGCGGATTAACATTTGCCAGTGGGAGCATGACATTGAGCCATATCACCACCCGGAACTCACTACGGCGCGGTACGGTGATTCGGGGTTGTGCCTGTGCTGGCATCATGACCGCGTGCTGGTGGATAAGCCTTCGAAGCTGGTGGAGGCTATTGCCCGGCACAATGCAGCGTGCTACGTCATTCAATCGGTGCGTATGCATTTTCGGTATCCGGATCATCACATCGTTACTATCAGTGACCTGGGATGCTGGGCGTTGGTTAAACGTGTTGCTAGTCTCCTCCCTGAAACAGTTATTCGTAAGTTGCTGTGTATGCCTTCAGCTGAGCCAATTAAACCTGTCTATCGCGAGAGCGAACTGGTAATACACCCGCCAGATCCACTAGCAATAATTACAACTGCCGCCGAGGAAGCGCCTGTATTGGCCATCACCGTCGATGTTGACGCGCCAGCGCAGTACATGCGCCGTCCGAAAATTCCTCGTTGGGAATGTCAGGTGTACACTGATTGGGTTAAAATACAGGCGTGCTGCGGTTGCGGTGCGCCGGGAGACGATCCGCACCATCTTATTGGTCACGGGTTCGGCGGTACCGGCATGAAAGCAGGGGATTTCCACGTTATGCCCATGTGCCGTATTTGCCACCGGGAACTGCACGACAACGTAGCTATATGGGAGAGTCAACACGGTAGCCAACTGGAGCATATTTTTAGGTTACAGCACCGTGCACTGGGGTTGGGTGTGATCGTGACAGGATGCTCATAGGTAAACCGAATGATATTGCTGCATCATGATTCGGTACGATATGTCCATGGTCTGAGTAAGTTAGAAGAGAGACAGCTTTGTGCCAAGAGCGGTCATTGTTAACATCGGTCTTTATTAACTGATGGGGAGTAAATCACTTGCGGGTCAATTATTTTACAACATCCTGATTATTAGGGCATACTTTAAACGAGTATGGTGAGGATGACGGAGGGCGAAATAGTGTTGAATGGTGGATGGATATACGTTTTCATGACTGCCAGTGACTACGGTCGTTACAAAGTGGGATTCACTAAGCGTAATCCGATGTTGCGGCTCAAGCAACTTCGCACGGGGGATCCCAAGATTGGATTCGAGGTGGCCTTTTTTATTCCAGATTCATTAGGTATTAAACTATCAGCGTTAGAAGCAATGCTTCATGAAGAACTGGGACCGGCGGTCGAATTCTGGGATGAACAGAAATCAGAATGGTTCAAAGGTGAACCCTCTGATGTATGGTATGAATTGCAATCTTTATTA